TTCCAGACTTCCATATCATGTCTTATTCTACCGTCACTATTCAAACTGTCAAATCTTTTCTGTGCCTTTTTCTTCCACCAGTCGATGGCATTTTCCAGTTCGTAATTGTCAAAGTTCGGTTTCTTTTGAAGACTATCCGCTTTACCATTCACATAATCAACCACGTTCGAAAACCCATAATCTGAAAAGTATTGTAACTTTTGCGTGTTCAATCCGATGGCACGCTTGATGAAGTCATCAAAGTCCTTCAGATCCTGCATACGACCCAATGAACGAAGACTGGCCTTGATGATTGCAATCATCTTCGTTTGAGTCTTCAACTTTCGACTAGAGGCCTCCTTCTTCACAAGAGGTTCTCCTCCATTTCGATTGATGAACCACTCGTTCAATTCTCTGTACCACTGATCTGCCATAGTTAAGAGAAACTTACTATCGGTCAATCCTACGTTTCGAAGATATGGTTTCATACCATCATACTGACTACAACCCTTTAGATTTCCATATAGAGATGTAGTTTCAAAGGCACAAATCTCGGTGTTGTACTTCTTGTCAATATAACGACGAGTGAAATGTGAACAACAAATCATCGTGAGAAGTTTACCACCAAGATAATTAAATCCAAATGGTTGTGCAGGAACAATGTGAAATCCCATGATGAAGTGACGATTCAATGCCGTCAAGTCTGGTGTTCGATTCAACATCTTGTTTCGAGGAGCACTATTGATCGTCGGTGAACCCAGTCGAATAAAACCTGCAATCGTATTCGTGTTTGTTTCCTTAATGATAAATCGAACATTCTTGCCGGGGTTATCATCAGCAGGAAATGAAGAAACCTGACAGAACAAATTATCATAGACTTCTTTCGATGTCTCAGTGACAACAAAGTTCATGTCCATTGGATTCATGGTGAAGTCATTAAAGAACTCATTTTCAACGGGAAAGAGAGAAGGAGTGACCCCCTCCAGTCTCTCCTTCTTTCGATCCCGAAAGTACCCATCAATGCGATCGAAGTTGTCGTAGTAATCACGAAACTTGGAGATAGCATAATCGGTATCTGTAGAGTTCAACAGTAGTTCAGCCAATGCGAGTCTCCGCACTTTCAAGTACCATGACAATTGCAGACTGTTCCATCAGAATGAAATCACCATAGTTTTCATTTTCTTTTCTATTCTCATATGCAACAAGTTGGCCTTCCTGAAATTCGATCGGAAGTTCTTTACCATTCTTCAGGATAACAGGAAGTCCAATGCTAATAATATGGCCAACACCGTAAACACCTTTTCGAGTCTCGTTGTAGATGATCGTTCCTTGCGACTGCGTTTGTGGCACATACTTGATTGCTACCTTTCCTCTGCTTGGGTAAAACTTTTTCATTTGAATGAACACTCCATCATGATTTCAATGAGACACGCTGTAAGATTGATCTCCGAATCGGCAACAAATGCAGCCTTGTATTGGTACTCCGCGATGATGAGAATTGCCTGAGGAATACTATGTGGAGACAAGTGATCGTACAGATTGTCATATAACTTACGGAAAATTTGAACTTGATCGTTGTCCAGATTCTCAACAACCCATTTACGAACATTGGTGAAGTCCTTCTCCTTCATGAACTTCATCAAGTTTTTGATGTTCACTTCACTGAGTTGCGTCAGAATTCCTTCATCGATTTGACCGGCTACAGAGTATCTCTGAAGCTCGTTCAGGATTCTGCGGAAGTCTGGAAAGTGCTTGATGATAAGTTCACTGAGAACTCTATCCTTATAAGGCACTTCCTCGTTCTTGAGAATCATGGAGCAACGATCAAAGAACTGCTTCGCCAACTTAGGCTTGTCTCCATTCTCGACCTTGAACTCGATGTTCGTACATCGTGAATGAATAGGTTCAATAATTCGGTTCTTATAATTGCATGTAAGAACGAACCGGCAGTTCTTTGAAAACTCTTCGATAAACCCACGAAGAGCAGGTTGTGTAGACTGTGCATTTGAATAATCGAACTCGTCTAGAATCACAACCTTCTTTTGATTACTGAACGAAACCGTACTTGCAAAGTTTCTTATCTTGGTACGGAGTGTGTCGATGTTTCCATCTTCCGAACAGTTAATCAAGATGTTTTCGCACCCGAGTTCATTACACAGAGCACGAGCAACAGTAGTCTTTCCCACTCCCGCCTTACCAGACAGGAGAAGATTCTGCATCTCACCACTCTTCACGATATCGAGAAAAGTATTCTTGATAGACACAGGAAGAATACAGTCTTCAATTTTTCGAGGTCGATACTTTTCGACCCACAGATTCTCATCACGCACGATCAGCCCTCATACCTTGAGTTGCTTTCAAGAGCAATCCAATAAGTAAGATCAGATTTCTGGTTCTTCATCTGACAAACCATCTTCTTACTAATCTGGATATCATAATCACCAGGCAACATCTTCATGTTCTCTGTCTTAAAGAAGAACTCAAAATCATGTCCATCGTTAGGCAACTCACCGAGATCAACAGAATAGATGTTACAGGATGAATCCTTCGAGTCGAGAGCCACCAGTTCAATACTGTCGCCTGATTCTGAAGTACGAACAGCAAGATCCGGAAGTTGAAGAACAGAAGCGGCACGAAGAACCTGAGATAGATCCTTGTTGCGAAGTTGGAAGTTGACAACAACATCATCCATCTTCACTCTCTGAGTAACACGTTGAATCAGTTCAGATTCAGCATAACGATACTTTGTTCGAGTCTTTCCATTCTCTTCTGAAATGATTACATGATCTTCATTAAATTCGAAGATTGGTTTGTCATATAGAGAGATTGTTCCGAGAAACTTGTTGAGATCCCAGATTGAAATCTCATTTTCAAAGTTCTCCGCAACAACAGACACAGACATGATGTTCTTCATGGGTGAAAGAGTTGCAATTTCATTCCCCTCGGGAATGATGATATTCGAATTAATCGTCGAATAGTTCTTCAGGATGTCAAGTGTTTCTTTTGAAATCTTCATAATATTAGTTTCCACAGTTGTCATTCACTGTCTCCATTTTTTGTAGGCGAATAAGCGGGAGGAATGTCCTCTCCTCTCTCCCTTAAGATAATTTCCACCAGTTTCTTTCTTTCCATTCCTTCTTTGTACTTTTGAATATCTTCTTCTGTTTCTTCTGCATATGGTTTATAGTCACCAAACCCAGGCATGTGTACTGGACAAGAAACCCAAGGATAATGTAACTTTGTATAGGCGTCTGCATCATTTGGATTGTTCAAAAAAGCTCTTGGTTTGTCACCGCATCCGCAAGCATTACAATAGAAGAATCCCTCTTTCACATTACTTGGATTTCTATATGGACATGATACCACTTCATCGTCACCATGACAAGATAAAACTCTGAGTTTTACAAGTTTTTCATCAGCCTTACCTTGAGTGACCCTAGAAGCAACAGACTTTCCAAAGTTTTTTATCTTTTCCTTAAGAGAAGGTTGTTCTATACTCTCCTCCTTGTCATCATCAGACGGAGGAGTCACAGTTATCTTTCTAGAATTAGATTCTGATAACTGAGGAATAAGAGGAAAAGATGGATCATTTTGTTTTGCAGGCATGTTAGTAGTCATGTTTTTGGTGTACGCCTTTTTTAGATTTTCCGAAGCTCTTTTATTATTCCCTTTGTTTTTATTACATCCACAACCCATATCACCATTCCTCCTCAAAGTTATCGGTGTATTCGTCGTATTCGTGTTCAATCTCATCTGTAGAAAGATTGTGCAAATCTCTCAAAGATTGTTTTTGATTGTGACGACGATTCTTGTTGCGTGTCTTCTTTGCGGAACGAGTAACCTGTCGTTCCTCTTCGTAGTAGTCATCTCTTTTCATATCAGAATTCCTGTATATCTCCCATTAGATTTCTAAGTTTATGCTCGACAAAGTAGTTAAAAATCTTTGATCTAGAACCAACGATAGGTTCGTAATACCAATGTTGCATGATTCGATCCTCAACTTCATCTGGGATCTCTGAAAGGTCAATCAACATCTTATTTCTGGCCCAATTTCTTGTAGATTCAACTGACTCTCTATCCTCTCTCAAAGAAGAAATCTTCTTTGCACCGCAAGGCTTTTGTCTCTTATCTTCATTCACAAACACATCATCATCAGAAAGAATGTTTGGAATGCCGTCACTTGAATCGCCCTTTACAATGTGTTCGAATAAAAACGATTCAGGATCATCACAATCCAACATCGTTCGTTGAATCGGTGAATACTGATATACATTCGGATACATTTGAAGTTGTTTGAAGTCTTTGTCACCTGAGACAATCATGATCTTCTCTTGCATGTGCATATTCTTACACAACACAGCGATGATATCATCTGCCTCGCATCTTTCAACTCTCATATTCTTATATGGAAAAGTTTCAATGATCTCATTTCGAATAGTCGTAAGAGTGTCATAGATTGCAGACCAATCTTGTCCAGACTTTTCCTGAGACTTCTTTCGATTTGCTTTGTAGAAAGGAAAGAAATCTTTTCTCCAACAGTTGGACGAATCATCACAGATAACAAGTTCACCAAACTCTTCACCGAATCTATTTCGGAAATAACGATACGAGTTGAGTGTAATGTGTCGAACAAGTGACTCGTCAATTAGGTCTGCATTACCCTTGATCTGTCCGAAAATACTCGAAAGAATCACTTGTGAATTGTCAATTAAAATCATTACGATACTTTCACTAGAATCATATCACCATTGATACGACCTGTTGCTTCCAATACTTTGTTCCCGAGTCTCTCCATCTCCTGCCGAATTGCAAGGATACCAGACTCTTGAATTTGTTTGAGTGTCAATTTACTTCTTCCAAAACTTTTACAAAAAGATTGTTGGGAGTTGAAGTTCTGAAGTGTTGTTCCCTTGATATCAAAACCACTTTCACTTTCGTAGAAGTAAATCTTTCTTGTCTTGCAATTATAACAGACAAAGTAGTGCATACCAATTATTTTTTCAGGATTTATTGATTGCACACCTTCGCATGACTCAAGATACTTAACCTTCTTCACGCGATTTGCTTTGTTGATCTTTCTTTTTGTTCTCTTGATTTGACTATTCTCATCCAAGAATAAACGAACATTCTCAACAAAATCACGAAGATGACCAAGCTTAGTCTTGTTTAGAAAGTCCCAAGCCTCAATCAAATCTTCATCTTTTTCTTCAATTGCACCATTGATATCTTCTAAAAGAGAATCATACTCTCCTAAAAGTTCTTTCATGTCTCTTTTGGCGGGTTTGTATACCCTTACCAGATTTTTCATGTTTGGTTTTCGGATACTACCATTCTGACGAAGGTTCTCGATGTATTCGTCAGTCATTCTATTTAAGACTGTTCCGATTGTATCTTGTATCATTTCAAAGCCATTCAGAATAAACTTCTTGTTTCAATCCTTCTTGTAGGGGTGTTTCGTAAAAAGTTTTCTTCAATGCAATATCACTAGTATCTATGCAAACTTTTCTTTCGTCAAGTGATAAATCTTCAAGTTTTGTTCCATCACTCTTGCGAACTTCTTCTATGATGGAAACAACATATGTATCCTCATTCTTCCAAGACACAAACTCCTCGAAGTGAAAGGTTATTCTATCAGAAACTTCGTCCCAAGGCAAGTCCATTATGTGATTTATTCTGTAAAATCTTATTTCTCTATGTTCAAACAAGTCGTTTGGTTTGTGTTTGACATAACCCTGAATGGCAATTTTATTCTTGTCAGGAGAAAGATGTAATTTTTCCCAGCAAAATTCAATACCCCTCTTTGACTTTTCACTGATAAACGATTTGGCATTTCCAGTCTTCAACCCAACAACAGTACGAGACTGAGGATCTTCAGAACAAATCAAATAGTCATGACCCTCATAATCCTCAACGAACAAATATGGAAAATCAGGAGCACTTCGATGAATATTAAAGATCAATTTACCATCATAATAGACTGAACCAATTGTATATTCATATTCTGTTTTCTTGTTTCGAATATGAAACCGAACAGGAGTCACTATTAAAGTGTATTTACCTGATGGTGACTTATATGTTTTTACTTTCTTTCTAACAGGTTTTGCACTTTTGAATCTAACCATTATTTTTTTTCGTTCTTCAGAATACCAATCTTCTCGAATCTGGTTTGGATTCATGGCTATCGCCCTTTGTTTGAGTTCAGGTTCGCAATACTCGACTAAAGTTATTCTTCTTCTCGAACGAAATCGTATGTTCAAACTTATCAGAAAGTTGATCGGTACGATGCGAAATGATGAATACATTTACCTTTTTACCCAAATTATATAGAAGTTTCATAAACTCATCTGTACCCATACTGTCTAATGAAGAGTCAAATACTTCATCAAGAATCAAGAGATTCGTATTGGCACTATTCTTCAGTCTCGCAACTTCTCTCCATGCAAGAAGTAATGCAAGGTCAATACGCATCTTCTCACCTTCACTGAAACTCATGTAACTGAACTCGTCGCGATGACGAGACTTGATTGTTTCATTGAAGTTCTCATCCAAATGAAACTGAGCAAAGAAGTCCATCGCACCAAGATATTTGTTGATCAACTTATTCATCACTGGAAGATAGTGCTTAATGATTTTAGATTTGATCCCACTGTCCTTTAACAACCCATACACGATATCAAAATCGTGCATAGTTTGTATGTTTTCTTCTTTGACTCGATCGTGTTTGTCGAGTTCTTCTGTCAGTTCAACGAGTCTTTCTTTTTCCTGTACGTCATCTGTTCCTTTAGATTTGATTGATTCGATTCGCTTTTTAGCAGTTTGAATACGATCTTTCTTGATTGAAAGTTCTGTTTTCAAAGAAGAAATACTCGTTTCCTTTGAACGAATATCAAAAAGAATACCTTCAATATATGAGAGTTCTCCGGAAATTTCGGCGAGTTTCAAGTTGATTTGTTGCAATCCCTCACTATACTCTTTCATCTTTGACTCTTTTTCCTTAATCATTTCTTTTCGATGATCATCGTCTATCTGTTGATGACATGTAGGGCAGTTTTGATTGTTCTGATAGAATTCAAT